ATTCCACACCAGACCTTTAGCGGCCTTCTCCTCGTCTGTCCAACGATTCCACTGAGCAGGATGCTGTACACCTTCAGCGTCAGTCCACGCCCTGCCTTGCTTGATGACTCTACCTAAGTAAGTCCACATTGTTTCTATCTCCTATCAGCGAGCGTTGCTGTATTTAAATGGGTTTTCACTAAAACAGGCGTATATGTATGTGCCGCCTGATGCGTTTGTGTTTGCCTGAGCCAATCTGCACTTGAACCCATTTGATAAAAAGTCTAAATGATTATCATCGCTTTCAGCGTTACTTGTGTTTGGTTGCAAAGTTTGAGTTACTACGTTATCAGTATCTCTGGCTGAATCTTTAATAATCCAAGCACCTGTTGAATCAGTCCGCTTAATCAGCACAAAAGACGGCCTGAACCCGCAGTAAACAAACGGGCCATCTGTACTACCGTTGCCAGTGTATGAGCCAAACTTTGAGAAGCCTTCGACACTGTGGAAGCAGTAGGCTACATAATCATAATCAAAGACGTTGTAAGTTCCGACTGTAAACACATCGTCAGTTGGGTTTGTGTTATTCCAAAATCCTGCATCTGTTGAAGCCGCATTAGTTGCGTTTAACAAAATGCCTTTTGTGCCGCCTAACGCTGAGTGATAACAGTGCCAACTACCAACATCACCTCTGTTCTTAGGTAAAATAAGATCAGGGGCTTGTGTTAATCCGTGTCCTACCGTTGCTCCTGCGGAAAATGTAGACCCGTTCCAAGTCACAATACTAAACCCAGACTCCGTATTCGCACTCACTGTTGAAGTGATAGAGCCATCTGTGTTGGATACACCAGAGCCATTGGCTTTCCAGTTCCAAGCAACGTATGTGCCGCCTGTTCCGTTTACGTTATTAGAACCAGAGCTACCTGCTTTTGTAATAAAACCATCAGTGGTGTTTGTTGAGACTATACCGTTAGATGCCGCAGAAACAGCCGCTTCAGTAAATGTACCATCTGATCTTAAATTCTTATCTGTACCACGAACAACATCCCACAAATAGTGACCATAAGAACCGCTAGTTTTATTTTTAACCCACACAAATTCAGGATCAAACCCAACACCCGTTATACTTCTTGGGCTAGTATTGTCCCCGCTGTACAACACCGTATTAAAGTAATCCGCAGGACTGCTTCCCTGTGCAGGGTCTATCGCAGGATCGGGTAGGTTGGCTGTGCTGAGTGGTAAATATGCCATGTCTAGTTCCTACGCAGGTGGATCGTATTTGAATGGTTGTTGGCCGAAGTTGGCTGTGAACACCGCTGTACCAGTACCGTTCGCTACATAGACTTGCAAGTTTTCTGCTTCATCCGCAGTGAATGTAAATGTTGGATTTGAACCAGTTGCAGGATTACCTGTTGTACCACCACTTGAGTCATACCAACTATTGTTTACACCAAGCCATCCTTTACCGTTGTCAATATCCCAAGCCCATTGAATTACATCACCATTAGCCAAAGTGATTGTTGGCTGTGCAATCGCAGTTGTTTCATCTCTTAGGAAGATGTCAGCAGGAGCATAACCACTATACTCAGCACCCCATTTGTTTGCTTGTCCTGCGTGTGCAGTAGTTGCAGAGAATTCTGTTGCCTGAATCCAACCCCAACCAATTTCAAGCGTTACCGTGTCGATAGTCGCTTCACAGTACCATTGTCCGCTTGTTGGACGCATTGTTGCACCCATATATGAGTTGGTTGGTACAGATGCTTTGAGGTTCCCATCAGATAATGTTGTTGTTGCCGCAATGGATGCTGATTTCTCACCACCTCTAAACAAAGGATTCCAAGTTGCAAAGTTATCAGTCGGACTGTCTGCAACGGTATCGTTATGGTCTAGGTTGACTGATTGCCAATCGTTGTCATTACCAGACTGATCTAACCAGAAGGCCGCATCTCTTGTGTCTGCAAAGGCGGCATAGATGTATGTTTGCCCTGATGTATTGAACCCACCTTCATCTGTTTTAATCTTAAATCCAGTATCAGTAAACTCAATAGGCTTGCCAGTTATAATCTGGCCTTCATAGTAAGCCTCGTTTGCAAACAAGACTTCATCACCGTCAAAGTCTACATCTCGTGTACTATCCACCATATTCCAGTTAGACGTACCAGATGATTTCTTAAACAAGATAAAGCTAGGTTTAAATCCAGTGGTGATTTCTAACGATCCATCGGTAGTACCGTCACCAAGATAGCTATCAAACTTAGAGTAGCCAGACTTCTCTGCCCAACAGTAGGCGATGTAGTCTGCACTACCGCCATAAAAACTAGAATCCAAATACAACAATGTGTCCGTTGGAGTAGTGTTGCCCCACGCAGTTGTGCTTGACGCTTCACCATTGGTTGATTGAAGAAATAAATACTTATCCCATCCAAGTGATGTATGCCCAACAACCCAGTTTGATGATCCTGCATCTCGTCTTTTTAAGATAACGAAATCTGGTGCTGACCCAAGGCCGTGTCCAATGTTAAATGCCCCAGAAGCAGGAGTATCTAGGTCAATAATGGAAAACCCGTAAGTCTGGTTAGCCCGTACTGTGGAGGTTATCGAGCCATCAGTATTGGATACGTTGGAGTCTCCTGCTTTCCAACCCCAAGCAACGTAGGTCTGGCCTGACTCGTTTGAACCTCCATTATTTCCAACGGAAAACCCATCTGAATCAAAGCTAGTCATTAGCGTAGAACTACTTGCTTCAGCCGATGTAGTATTACTCGCTAAGCGCAAAGATACGCCCCTAACTGCATCTACTAAATTATGACCTGATGTACTGCTTCTTTCTTTTAACCACACTAAGTCAGGCTGAAAGCCCATACCAGTGATTGATTGTATAGCTCCGTTGCCACGCCAAAGAACAGTATTAAACGCCTCAACCTCTGTATCGTCTTGGAAGTTGAGGTAGAACCCATTCGTACCGTAGGTGACCGATGGAGTCTTAGCCACCCACACACCGTTCTTCAACTCACCGAACGCATCAGCATCGTAGGCTGTACCGTCTGTGAAGTGGACTTCGGCTAGGTAGCCGTCTAGGTATCTATCATTTACGGTTGGTCTACGTCCAATGTTATGTTCTTGAGTATTATTAATTGCACCGTTTAAATTTAAAGGAGGAAATGTTCCAACAAGCGTAATTTGAGTGCCGTTAATATAAGTTTTTATACGATTAGAATCTGTGGTTTGGGTTGTGTCGTATGCAATAACAATATGATACCAAGCAGATGGATCACGGAGCAATGGATCGCCATTTAACCCGTAACTGTAACCGCCTATATTAAACTTATCACTTGAGGGTAATAAGATTTGAAGCGTATCCTCATTGTTAGTTCCTATTCTGGCCGCCATTAAGGTTCGGTTAATTGTTAAATTCCCTAACTTAACCCAACCACTCCAAGTCCACGTCTTACGATTACCCGCAGACGCAGGAGTCCAACTCAGGTACGCAGAGTCATCATCGTTAAACCGTAGCGATCCTTCAATGGTCTTAGGATAGAAGCCTCGTGTAGAGCCTTGCTTTGCATTACCTTGGATGATCGCCATTATAGACCTTGTGAAGTTAATGCGGGAGTTACAGCAACGAACACATTAGTGCCATCACAGAAGTAACTCAACCAGTATTTACCTGCTGTATTGATTGTCGTCAGGTCAGCAGAGCTAATGAATACCGCTGTATCAGCCGATATGGTTGCGCCAGTATTGTTAAGGTAAATGTTTCCTGACTGTCCTTCAGCATTTGTAAGCGTTGATGTTGAGTTATATTGGAATGTCAGCGTAGGCGTTCCACTAGATACAGCCGCTTTGAAGTTGTTTGTTGTAATCATGTCGAACGTAAGCGAGGTTGTATTGTCTGTGATAGTGCCACGCATCGGTGCAGTGATTGTGTCTGCTGTGTCTGCCCGGAGGATGTCAGTATCGACAGGCTCGTATGTACCAAAGTCACTAATCTGGCTTTCAGTAATCGACAGTGCCGCTTGGTGTTGTGTAACAGAAGACTGAGTAATGTTTGCATCAGGAACATTGGCCCATGTAACAGCCGCTGTGAGATCATTAGTTTCTGTCGTGAGATAAGTCTGAAGGTCACTGATCTGAGACTCTGTAATAGATAGAGCCGCCTGATGTTGTGTGACAGATGACTGTGTGATGTTAGCGTCTGGTACGTTAGCCCAAGTGACGGAGGCTGTTAAGTCGTTAGTCTCTGTGGATGGGGTAGCCCAGTTAAGACCATCAGCAGTGGTGTAGGTTAATACATTACCGTCTGAAGGAGTCTGTGCAGAGACATCGAGGATGTTGAGTTCTGATGAATTAGAGGTAACGTCTGTTACTTGAGAAATAGTGACTGTTGAAGACGGTGTTACGTTAACCCATCCTGATCCAGTCCACACATACATTAAATTATCAGTGGTGTCGAAGTACATAGCACCGGTGATTAAATCATCCCCGTCATTGTCTGTTGACGGTTCTACCGATTTAGCACCTAAGTAACGATCATCAAAGTTATCGTAACGTAACTGTGTTTGTGTGTTATAGTGTAAAGCTGAGTAGCCTGTAGTAGATCCATCAGACAGTGTAAACTCTGAGTCTACAGGGTTGAGTGCTAGTTTCTGTGCATCAGCCGCATCGTCAGATGCTTCACTTGCTTTAGTTGTTGCTGTGGTAGCCGCTGTTTCTGCATCAGTCTTGGCAGTGCTTACAGCCGCTAGATCACCGTAGAGAGCTTCTGCCGCATTCTTAGCAATCTGGGCATCATCCTTATAATCTTCAGCAAGATCACGAGCCGCTTCAGCGTCTACAACAGCCTGTGTTACTGTATCAATCGTTGTTTGATCGGCTGTAGCAGATGCGCTACCAGTTCCACGAAAGATCGCCATTAGTCTCTCCAGTGATTAGAATTAGAAAGAGGCCTCGATTGAGGCCCCTAGAGTAATCAGATTAGGCGTTGAAGACCAATGCCAAAGCTGATTCAGGACGTAAAACTTTTACGCCGTAGAGAGTGTCGGCAGTGAACAAGTCACCAAGATACTCTTGCTTGTATTGAGTTTGTGAGCGGACGCCCATCTGCTCTGCAAATACCGCAAAGTCTTTATGACCTAAGATACCTGCTTTCAGATCGCCACCGTCTGTAGCGCCGTTTTGTGCCGCAGTTTCGATGAGCGGGCAGTTTGTTGAAACATAGATGTCGATACCGTAGAGGCTACCAACATTTCCGTTAACAACAGTCTGTCCAGATACGAAGTCTGAAGACACATAACGGCTTTCCCCACGGATAGTCTGAATGACTGATGGAGGAATAACAAGGAAACGCTGATCCATAGGAACATCAGCATCATCCAACTCTTTGATTGCCGCACGGAAACCAGCGTCTGAGAACACGTCAGCAGGAACCACAGTATCAGCCGTATAAGCAGTTAAGCCTGTAGAAGCGTCCATGTAGTATGAGTTGCTGTGAATCCAGTCTGCACCATCAGAGTTACCCAAAGACTTACCCAATGCAAACAAATCAGTGTCAACTTGCTTAGCAAGCGCATAGCCAGCGTCTGAAGTGTAGAACTGACGGAGTGAAGACAGAGCTTGCACGTCAGTGATGTCTTCGATCAAACGAGAATACTCGTAGTGCTGATCGATAGTGACTTGCACTTCTGACTCAGTTGCCGCAATCAGGGTGACCTGAGCTTCAGCAGTCTTTGCAGATGCATCGCCACGAGTAGGCTTAGGGATATGAAGTGTATCGCCTTTCTTGCCTGTCATGGGCATACGGTTAACAAGATTAGCCAATACGAGTGATTTCTCGTAGGCCGCAATGATTTCGTCGGACCAAATCTCTGGGATGAAAGTAGCCCCAGTAGTATTGGTGACGTGGTTAGTACCAAGTGCCATTTTAAAGCTCCTTAATGCTTTAGGTTATTTAACACGACCCTCTGCATACGCCGCCATGATTTCATCAGCCATGGCATTGTAACGCTTTGGATCTTTCTGCATGAGTTCAATAATGTCGGCACGTCGATAGATCTTTCGAGATGGGGCTTCACCCGATCCTTTAGCGGCTCCTGTTGAGGCGGCTCTTGCCTGTCGTTGCCGATCAGCTTTATTGAGGTCTTCAGTGTTTGATACAGCTTGTCTACGCTCTTTCCAGAGGCTTAGAAGCTCATCAGCACTGTCGAAGTCAAATTGCTGGTCAGCCCGAATATAAAGCTCTGTTCGAACTTTTGAAGCTTGAACCCATTCTGCAAATGCATTGTCAGCGACAATGTCTTTAAAGTCTGGATGCTTCTGTTCGATCTTACCGATAATTGACGCCTGCTTAGCTTGGCGGGTGTATTCTTCGGCTTCTTTAATCTTCGGATGACGGTCAATCACCTTCTGAACAGCGGCTTCAGGATCATAGAAAAAGTCTAACTCGTCTTCTTCGACCTGTGCCTGTGGGCTTTGTTTTTGTGTATCGAGTTGAGTCTTTACGAAGTCATCAACGATTTTCCGCAACTCTCCAACTTCAGAACTTTGACGACCTAAAAGCTTTTCAGCTTCTTGGTGCATCCTAACGATATCTTTGATGTCTTTCCCTTGATACTTATCAGGGATTTCATCTTCCTGTGCAGTTACCTCTTCAGGCTGTTCAGGCTCTTCAAATTGTTCTTCAGTTTTTTCGAGCGTTGTGTACTCTTCAGTTGTGTCCTCTTCAGGACGCTCAATTAATTTTGCCATATTGTACTCCGTGCCGTTAAAGCATTATGGAAGTGTTTATTTACGAGCGGCTCTCTCATGATCCTTAGCCCACTTATCGTCAGCATCAGGCCAACCTGATCCCTTATAATGTGTTCGAATCGGAGAGATTATCCGCACGGCGGTATGTCCACATTCATAACAAGTGGTTAGCTTCTCTTCAGAGTCTACCCATTGTTCTTCAATGTGATTACATTCTGTACATCGGAAGTCAAACCGCTTCAGCACGTTCGGCCTCCAATATTAAATCATAGGTTTCCTTTATAGAAACTTCAAAATTTACAAGCCTACTTAATATTGCTCTTTCGCCTTGTACCCGCTTTAGGGCATCAGCGTCTGCAATATCTTCTATTCGGTAAGAATCCAAACTTTCAGTAAGGTCTGTTACCAACTGCTTCCATCCTGAATGAAGGAAGAGGTCGAAGTAGGTTTCATAATATTTTTCATCTTCTTTTGTCAACACATTCTCCTATTGGTGCGTTGTCTATAAAGAATATTCTAGCATATTTTATGCCAAAAGTCAAGACTTAGAAGGTGTTGGCTTCTTAATAGGGGCTGGTGCCTTCTCTAGATCTGTGATACGTTTGTTTAATCCATCAAGGATTTTGTTAATTTCAATCAATACTTGATTCAGTTCTGTTTGGGTAATCATTGATTATTTTCCCTCATTTGTTTAGATACAATAGCTTCATCTGATGCAATCGCTCGCTCTTTGAGTAACAACTCAGCTAACTTCACTCGACGCTCAAATTCCTTCTCGTCCTGATCTCCGGGTTCTAGATTGGTTGTTAGAACCTTCAATCGGTTTGTTTCAGCTTCATAGGCTGTTAAGCCTGTTTCAGCCGCATTCTTTCTAGCTCTAGACATTGCTTCAGTAGCCTGAGCATTTGATAGATCCAACTGAGCTTGCTGTGCCGCCATCTGAGCTTGCATCTGCTGTTGTTGCATCTGTTGCTCTTCTGGATTAGGCTGATTAGCCTGACGAAGCCCTTCGATGATTGCTTCACGATTCGACAGGTTCATGTTGTCTACGATAGATTCAATCAACATCGGATACATTGGGCTATCCGGTGACATAGTCTGCAACAATTGAACAAGCTGTGTTACCTCATACTCACGGGCAATAATGCCTAACGAGCTTGATGCTACAAACTTATAGTCTTGTACAGGGTACAATTCAGGATCAAACTGCATGTACCGGTATGCTGCTTTCTCAACAAACGGTAGTAAGAAAGCTTCTTGGAAGTTAATCAGTGTACGCTTGTGACGCTTGATGATTGCACCGAGCGACATTGAGATACCGGCGGCAGTAGAGTCTCCGTTAATACTACCGGGTATTCCGGCGGCATCGATAGAACCTGTTGCCATCTGTACCATAGTTTGCAGGTCACGAGCTTGGGTGAATGAGACCTGATCAAGCGACCCGAATTTAAACGGTTGGAGGATCTCTGAAGGATTTCCGTTGGTAAGAATCGTCTTGCCGGGTCTGATTTCCATCTTTGCCCCTCTAGGAAGACGTGAAGCATCAACAGCAAGCATAGGGTGTACAGTAAGCGCAAGCGCATCAATTCTGGCTCTCAGTTCAGTGTCTAACGCTTTCTGTGCATTGTAACCCTTTTCACAGATTCCACGTCCCCAGAAACGACCGGGTACGACATCCCATGGGAAAGCCACCACAGGGCGATCTTGCATCATGTAGGGGTTAGCCTCTACTTTGAGTAATTGACCACCGTTAGCAAGCACTACGATAGCCTCAATGTATTCTGTTGATGGAGTGTCTAAGTCTTCAACCTCCTCTTCAGATAACCCTTCTGAAATTGCATCAATATACAACTCAGATGGAATCAAACCGTAATACTTAGTCAGACGTACTTTGTCTTCGTCGTACATCACCAACTGCTTGTCTGGCTCTAAGTCGGTGTCGGTGTAGGTGTTCTCAACTTCAATGTTGCGATAGATCCCGTTTTCAATACCGTTTAGAATGTGATGACGGGGTACATATTCATCGATAGCTACGCCCATTGCTTCTTCAATAGATGTTGCAACCGGATCAATAAGAAAGTTCTGCGGTAACACCGGGCGTAAACGAACAACATAGCGATCTGTTTCCATCACACCGAAAGCCGCCATAGCACCGTCCAGTACAGGCTGTGTTGCCGGTCTCATCTCTTTCTTTTCTTCTAAGACCAGTTCACCCATACCAGTGCCAAAGATTGCGGCATTCAATACGCATTCTGCAACAGCCTTCCGCACTTGGGTCTTTTGGAAATCTTCAGCTAACTGGTTACGTAGTTGTTGTACATCAACAGGATTCTGGTCACCTAAGTCATCTTTAATATCAAACCAGACACCACGTCCAAATGTAGCCTCTTCAACTTCAGCAACCGCAGACTCGACAGCCTGTTGTAGCGCAGGGCTGATTAGGCGTGAACGCTCTGAGTCTCGCATCTTATCTGATGGGTCCCAGATACCACGCCATAGTCTGTAATACTCATCAAACTTTTCAGAGTAGTTTGCTTCATAGTGGTCTCGCCACTGATCACATTTACCAATGACCCAGTTTTCTAAGCCAGCTAACACTAGTGAACGATTTTCATAATCCATATTTAATACCCTGCGATTGGATCAATAAATTGAAATTCTTCTTCCTCAAAGTCAACGTAATAGCTAACCTTAGCAAGCTGATCAATATACGCCAGTGCATCAACTAAATCGTCATGCACCAACGGATTTGGAAACTGGAATAGCTCATCTAAGAACTCTGTATTCCATTCTCCTTCTGCTAATGAGATGTTGCCATGCTCAAAGCGTCCCTGCAAAGCCCAGACAACACGGTCAGTCTTTTTCTTGTTACCGTGGGTTAGTTCTTCAACTCTAAAGAACCGTTGTTCAGACTTCATTAAATCTGTTAGGTACGGAAGAACCGCATTACGTAGCGCACCTTTTTCAATACCCACTGCAATAGGCTGATATTCACGAACAGCCTCAAATATCTTACGGGCTGTTTTTTTGATGTCCCAACGCCCATAGACAATGTCAGCAACATACCACCCCTCAGTTCCGGCTTTGACAATGGCGATAGCCGTATTATCAAGCTTTGAAGATTTGCCCGTTGCTTTGCCCGCAATGTCTGCAAAGCCTGCAAGGTCAACTGCAATATAGTAGTCACCTTCGGTCGGTTCTTCATCCGTGAACTTAATCCAATCTTCTTTAAAAATCTCTGAACCAAGAGCCTCAAAGCTCGCCATGAACTCCTGTCGGAAAGCATAGCTTGACATAGACTTCTTAGCCATGTCGATTTCTTCTGGATCTAGTAACGGATTGTCATAACTGGTATAGTGCCATGCCTGATATGTCGGGTCATCAGCTAACTCACCATACTTGTACAGCTCATAGAAGTGGTTTCTTCCAAGAGGAGTACCAATAAACATTGCTGAACCCTTCTGGTCAGCCAGTGCAGGACGCAGTACAGTTTCCCATACAGACGGTTTCATGTCTGCGTATTCATCCAACACCAAAAACTTCAGAGATACACCACGCATCGTCTCTGGTCTGTCAGCGCCCTTCAACGATATTGTTGCACCGTTGATGAGCTTAATTTGCATGTTGTTCACATGCGATGATGTAACAACAGGGTTACCTAACTCTAACAGGGTGTTCCACATAATGTCACGTGCCTGACCTTGAGTCGGTGCAACGTAGAACACATGTCCTCTATCAGTCTGCAATGCGTTGATGATTAACATCCATGCCGCTAGTCGAGACTTTCCTGTACGACGACCTGCCGCAACAATCTTAAATCGTACTGGGCTATCAAATACTTCTTGTTGCCACGGTAACAGCTCTACTTTGAGTTCAGTCAAGCAGAGGGTTCCGCATCAACATATTGTTACGCATATCCATCTCATCTAGAAACGGATATACAGGCTCACCTTGTTCATCCATCGGTACAACATCAGCACCTTCACCAGCTCTAGGGATTTCAAACCCAAGAGGAGCTAAGAAGTCTAATACGTCACCGGGTGTTGTATCGTCTAAATTAATACCCCCGGCCATAACATCATCTGACATCCCCAGCGCAGAAAGTCCTAAACCAACTGCCGCACCTGCTGGACCAAATATTTTAATAGCGTTGTATACCGGATGTTTCTTACCACGGACTTCAATTTCACCGACTTTTTCACCGAGTTGAATACCACCTTTTTTGGTAGGACGCAACCTTGGTTCAGTCTTAGACTTTTCATAACGAGCCAGATCAACACCTTCTGGAAACTCAGCTTGCACTGTGTAGTAATGTTGTTTACCGTCTTCAACAGACACTAACGGAAAGTTTTTATCTGGTTGTGGATTAAACCCCGGAGGAACTTCAGTCCAGTTCCAACCTGCTTTTTTCTTAAACAGATTGGTCTTTACTTTGCGACCGGTCTTTTTAATTTCACCGGTAGTATCTAATTCTTGCGACACCTTCATGACCGGTTTACCTTCACCAGTCACACCAATTACAGCCTGCTTAGGCCTTTGACCTGTAATGTCCTGCGGACCTTCTGGACCCATTTCTAAATAACGACCGCCGGGTGTGTATTCAAACTGACCACCTAACTTCGGATTGTAGGCTTTATCGGCAGGATCAAAGAATCGTTGTGGTGCTGGAAATACACTGCGTCCTTTGGCTTGCAACTCATCAAATAAGCTCATGCGTTTCTCATCCAGTTTTCTAACTCAACAGAGCGATTACCAACCTGATTGTACCAACGAGAATTTACCATCTCATTAGCGGCTTTATTCCAATTC